GGGAATTCATCCCAATCAATGTTAGGAATCTAACTGTATGCCAAACCTTAATGCTATTGCATTGGCTGACGCACAGGCGACCCCTGTGACTCACACTTTCACCCCAGTTGGTCCCGACCAAAATGGAAATCTGAACTTAAAGGATAGTACTCAAGAATCGTCTAATCTTAAGTGGAACCTGATCTACAAGACAGGCTCTACAACAGATCAAGGGATTCGACAAGAGTATACCCTTAAATTACCTATTGCAGCAGAAACTGCATCAGGTGGTTCAGCCTCCGGCTTAGTCGCGCCTCCTACGGTGGCGTTCACTCCTCAGGCGATCGTGACTTTCGTCATTCCCGGCCGTACCACTTTACAAACCCGTAAGGATTTGATAAAGATGACTATGAATCTGTTAAATGATACACAAGTCAAGGCTTCAGTTGAAGGCTTGGTTGTGTATAACAATTAACTAACTCCGGAAGATCGTTTATGCTTATTCATGAGAATATCGTAACCGAGGTGACTCGGTTACTGCATACTGAGAAAGAACGGCTCACTCCTCACCTAGATGAAGTTGAAGGGTTTGCTATTGAATATCTCGAAAGTAACCTCTTCAGGAAACTTAAAGGAAATTCAAAACATGCAAATACCGCAGCCTTCAGAACTTGGGAAGAGTGCGAAGCGAAGTGTTATCAGACGAATAATCATCTCAACTCTGTTAATTGGGCTTACCACCCACTTATCAAACGAGCAGCTCGCATTTGTAAAAGTATTCTTGGAAACCCTGATTTTATAGGGGACTTCGGAACACTCTCTAACAATGCGACTTATGATCATAAGTTTGGAACACACAAGAGCTTCAAAGTTAAGTGTGCTGCTACAATTACGACAAGTGCACTATTATGGTGTCACTCTAGTACGAACCCATGGTTTAGCTCAGAAATGAAGCCAGTACGTGGGAATCGTATGTCGTTCGTACCTAAGACTGCTGAGACGTCTCGTCCTATAGCGGTAGAGCCAACATTTAATGTGGCTTACCAACAGGCGATCGGCCAGATAGTCAGAACAAAACTAAAGAAAGTTGGCATAGATCTTAATAACCAAAACCACAACAAGAACGCAGCGCAAAACGCGATGCGATGTGGTTTGGCTACTATAGATCTTAAATCTGCTAGCGATACTTTAGCTTTTGAAGCAGTTCGGGCAGTATTACCTCCTGAATGGTTTCAGATTATGGCTGAATTACGTTCTCCTATGACAAGACTACCTAACGGTAAGTGGCGGCATTTGGAGAAGTTTTCCAGTATGGGCAACGGATTCAATTTTGAATTGGAAACGTTGATCTTTTTCTGTATCTGTAGAGCATGCGGTGTTAAAAAACCACTTGTTTACGGAGATGATATCATAGTACCTCAAAAAGAGGCACCCCTTGTTATCAAAGCTCTTGAGTTTATGGGTTTTATCGTAAATAAATATAAAACTTTTCTCTCAGGAAACTTCTTTGAATCATGTGGGGGCCACTATTTGTATGGTCTTGATGTTACTCCGGCATATCAGAAAGAGAGTCTTACACATGAGGCCGAAGTAATTCGGTTTCATAATCGTCTCTATCGATGGGCACTTCGTGATCCTTATTCCACTTACGAAAATAAGCGGTTTAAGTATATTGCGTCAACCCTTCGGTATCTTAGATCTTTATGTGATAAGACCTATATACCTGACACTCTACAACGAGATGATGGATTTCTCCGACCGCTTTCTTTCTTTAAAACGAAAGTTAAGCATGGGGTTGTCACTTATCTTTGTTGTATACTTGTGCAGAAAACACAGAAATGTAAGATTTCTAACGATGGAGCATACCTTTATAAGTTGCTTCATCCTTCAGAACTTAATGCCTCTAAACAAGGCTATCCTGTGTATCTCAGGGATTGTAATCGTTCACCCACACCTCTTGTGAAAGAAGTGGAATTAGGAGCCCTATAACAGGGGCTGCACCAATACTTTCAGATAACAATGAAAGGGCT